TCGTGCAGTTCATGTTTACGCGAAAAGATAGAACAATTAAGAACGGTTTTTGATACCTACGAAATAGAAAACAATGATTAAAGTAAACATATCGCAGGTTAAAGCAAACCCAAAGAACCCGCGCGTAATAAAAGATGCTAAATTTAAAAAGTTAGTTACTTCAATAAAGGAGTTTCCGGACATGCTAAATAAACGCCCTCTAATCGTTTTTACAGACGTTGACGGTAAATATTGCGTATTGGGTGGCAATATGCGCTTAAAAGCGTTAAACGAGTTAAAATACACCGAAATACCGATTATAATAGCAGATGAATGGACGGAAGAACAAAAAGCGGAATTTTTAATAAAGGATAACGTTGGTTTTGGTGAATGGGATTGGGATCAGTTAGCGAATGAGTGGGACGCGGAAAAATTAGACGATTGGGGTTTAGATATTCCAGGAATTAAAGAATTTACAGAAGAGGGGGAAATATATTTTAGTAATGAAATTGATCAACAAAGTAATTATGTAGTATTAAAATTTCATACTGATATTGATTTTTTAAATATACAGACAATGCTTGGATTAGAATCGACATATTCAAAAAGAGCAAACGGTAAACCATGGTCAAAAGGAATTGGAAGAGTTGTTGATGGAATTGATGCAATAATTAAAATTAAACAACAATGAAAATAGGTTATTTTGCTCCCTCTTACAAAAGAACGTACAAATCCATAACGCAAAAAAAATACCCATTTGTAATTTTAATAGTAAAAGAAGACGAGGAAGAAGAATATAAAAAAAATGGAAATATAGTTGAAACTTGTCCTAATGAAATTCAAGGGAATATTGCAAGAGTTAGAAATTACATTTTAGATAAGTACAAAAATAAATTTGATGCAATTGTAATTATTGACGATGACTGTAATAAAATTGGATATTGGGAAAAACAAAAATATTATATATTTGAGCCTGATCACTTACAAGAATTTTTTGAGTCTATGTACATTTTAACTAAAGATTTTGGATTCAAATATTTCGGTTTAAATTGCGTAATGGATAAAGGAGCGTACAGAGAACACACGCCATTTTCAACTAATAAATTTATAGGAGCTCCGTGTTCAATGATTTTAACCGATAATGAATGCAGGTATGATGAGCAAATACCTTTAAAAGAGGACTACGATTTCACTTTGCAAAATCTAAAAAAATATAAGGGTGCATTACGGGCAAATTACGTTAGTTATGACGTAAAACAAGCTAAACAGGTTGGAGGGTGTGCTAATACTCGAAACAATACAGAAGAAGAAAGGCAATTTAATTTATTGCAAAAAAAATGGGGAAGTAAAATAATTCAAAAAGATAACACAAGCAAAAGAAAATTTGATTTTAACCCAATTCTAAAATCACCAATAAAAGGAGTATAAAAAACAGCGAAAAAACAACGATATGCCAAACCCTAAAAACATAGAAAATCATAAATTTGAAAAAGGAGAAAGCGGAAACCCTAACGGACGCCCAAAAGGAGCAAAGAACCGAAGTACAATTGCAAAGTATTGGTTAGAGGTCAATCAGAACCTAAAGAACCCGTTAACAGGTGAAAGCCAAACAATGAGTCAAGAAGATTTAATGACGTTAGCGTTAATTAAAAAAGCCCGTGACGGGGACGTAAACGCCTATAAAGCATTAATGGATTCAGGATACGGCGCACCATTACAGCAAATAGAACAAACAAATATCGAGCAACCTTTATTTAAGTTAAGTGATCATAACAACGGCGATTAACAAAATTGAAGCGTTAAAAAAGCGCGTTAAAATAATTCAAGGCGGTACTTCAGCGGGTAAAACGTATGGAATAATTCCGATATTAATTACCAAGGCTTCAACCTACGCAAACCAAGAAATAAGCATAGTAGCTGAAAGCATTCCACATTTAAGACGGGGCGCATTGAAAGATTTTTTGCGTATAATGAAAAGCACAAACCGTTTTTTTGAACAGCGTTTTAACAAGTCGCTTTTAAGATATGAATTTGCAAATGGTAGTGTAATTGAATTTTTTAGCGCAGATGATTCAAGTAAATTAAGAGGGGCGCGCCGTGACATTTTGTATATTAACGAATGTAACAACGTGAACTTTGAAAGCTACAATGAACTTTCGATCCGTACAAAAAAAGAAGTCTATTTAGATTTTAACCCGGCTAATGAATTTTGGGTGCATACTGAATTAAAAGGTGAAACGGATTCAGACTTTCTAATTTTGACGTACAAGGACAATGAAGCCCTGGACGAACGAATAGTAAAGAAAATAGAAAAGAACCGCGACAAAGCAGTTACAAGCGCATATTGGGCTAATTGGTGGCGTGTTTACGGGTTGGGAGAAATTGGAATGCTTGAGGGTGTAATATTCAGTAATTGGAAAATAATAAACACCATACCAACTGAAGCAAAATTAGTAGGGATAGGATTAGACTTTGGATATACAAACGATCCAACCGCAATAATTGAAGTTTACAATTATAACGGTCAACGAATAGTTAACGAACTGAAATACCAAACAGGAATGTTAAACAGCGACATAGCAAAGGAATTACCAAAAAACGTGGTTGTTTACGCTGATTCAAGCGAACCAAAATCTATTGATGAAATAAGACGTCACGGAATAACGATTAAAGGCGTTACAAAAGGTAAGGATTCAATTAATTACGGTATTGATGTAATGCAGCAACAAGAATATTTGGTAACGTCACAAAGCACGAATTTAATTAAGGAATTACGCGCTTACTGTTGGGACCAGGATAAAACAGGAAAGCAATTAAACAAACCGCAGGGGAAACAAGATCACGGAATTGATGCGCTACGATACCACGAAATGGAAACGTTAGGATTGAATTCGAATTACGGTAAATATTTTATTAGATAATTCACACAAATGACAGACGAACTACCGGTAATGGTGCGCACTGTTGAGCAATACATTCAGGATAAAACAGGCAAACGGATCAAAATAATATTTGACGATCCTATGAACATGCGAAAGCACGTAATAATGTTAAGTGAAGCCTATTCAATTTCGCTCACTTACTACAATAATAAAGATAAATAGTTATAACAATATGAAAACGGAAATCTACGTACCAACAAAACTTTCTGAAATACCTTTACAGAATTACCAAAAATTCATGAAGGTAATTAACAATTCGAACGATCAAGAATTCATAGCAGAAAAAACGATTGAAATTTTTTGTGGACTAAATTTAAAAGATGTAATAAAAATAAAGTGGAATGACGTAAAAGATTTGGCGTTACATTTTAATAAATTGTTTCAGGAAAAACCAACGTTTCAAAGTACGTTTAAAATTCAGGATATGGAGTTTGGGTTTATTCCTAATTTGGAAGAAATAACCTTTGGAGAATATATAGATTTAGAAAGTAATATTACAAGCGTGGATAATTTCCACAAAGCAATGGCAGTAATGTACAGACCAATCAAAACCAAAGTAAAGGACAAATACGAAATAATAGAATACGCAGGAACGGACGAATTCAGCGATCTAATGAAATTTGCACCGTTGGATGTAGTAATGGCAGCAAGTGTTTTTTTTTGGACTTTAGGAAACGACTTAGTAAACAATTCTCTTTCTTATTTGGAGATGGAGATACAGAAGAATCCGGAACTAATGACTTCAGCGAACGAGCGCAGTTTGGAAAGCAGTGGGGTTGGTATAACTCAATCTATGCAGTCGCTAAAGGAGATGTTACCAAATTTGATGAAGTTACAAGGCTTGGACTTCGAAAGTGTCTTACCTTTCTTACTTATGAACGACAAAAAACAGAAATCGAACAACGCGAATTAAACAAAAGAATAAAACATGGCTAACTTTTACACAATAATCGACACGTTAAAAAATCATTTGGATAATGACGCGATCGTAAACACGGTAACAACGGGAGATATATTCCAAGTCGATTTAGGCAAACAAACAATATTCCCGTTAGCGCATATTATGGTTAATTCGGCGGTTTTTGAAGCTAATGTAATTCGTTTCAATATCAGTTTATTGGCAATGGATATTGTGGACATTTCAAAAGAGGAAGTAACTGAATTATTTATTGGAAATGATAATGAACAAAACGTTTTAAATACGCAATTAGCGGTTTTAAATAGGTTGTATGAAATATTGCGGCGCGGTGATTTGTATTCAGATAATTTTATGGTGGATGGCAACCCAACGTGCGAACCATTTGCAGAAAGATTTGAAAATTATTTAAGCGGTTGGACAATGACTTTCGATATTTTAGTAGCAAACAATATGACAATTTGTTAATGAGTGAAACATTAAAAGCTTTACAAAAATTCAGGGATATCGTAGTAAATGAAGCTAAGGCAAATTTACGCGCACAAGGAAAAGACGCAAGCGGAAAACTTTCGAATTCAATTCAAGGTGAAGTAAAACAGATGCCGAATTCAATAGGCGTTTATTTCAATATGGAACCCTACGGAAATTTTCAAGACAAAGGGGTAAAAGGAGCCAACCCGAATAATGTTTCAAAGAATGCAAAGATACGCGGGCAACAGGCACCAAACAGTATTTACAGGTTTGGTTCGGGCAGTCATTCAGGAACTTGGGGTAAATTTGTTTCAAGTTTAGAAACGTGGGCTAAAAGAAAAAACATTCGGTTACGTGATGAAAGCGGAAAATTCAAAAAAGGAAATTACAAAACGATAGCCCAAGTTTTAGCAAAGAATATTTATTCACGTGGAATTAAACCGAGTTTATTTTTTACCAAACCATTTGAAAAAGCATTTAAAACTTTACCGGATGTTTTAATAGATAAATACGGATTAGACGCAGAGCAGCTATTAAATCAAATATTAGATCAAAATTTAAAAAATATAAAATGAGTATTTTTGCACGAAGCCCGCATATTATTACAATAGCAGAAACAGGACAAACAGGAAGTAAAATAGAATTGTTTTTATGGAACGGAA